CTGAACAGGTCGTCTGCGTGGTGAACGAGCACGGCATCCGCTGCGTGTACGACGTGGATCTGACGGTCGCGTGACGGAGGTGGTGTGAGTGCCGAGAAAGACCATACAGACGAAGATCACCAGCCCTGAGAAGACCGAGCAAATCAATAAGGCGAGCATGCGGCTGATGGAGGACTTCCTAATGTACCTGCGGTCCGTCCAGCGCTCGCCCGGCACCATCAAGGGCTACCGGTCAGACCTGACAATTTTCTTTACATATATATTGGATGAGCTGGGCAATAAAGATTTCCAGCGCGTGACCAAGCGCGACCTGATCGCTTTCCAGAACTGGATGGTGACCAGCGGAATGTCCAGCGCCAGGATCAGGCGCGTGAAGAGCGCCATCAGCAGCTTGTCCAATTACTGCGAATGGATTTTGGCGGACGATGAGCCGGAGTTCGCCAACTACCGGTCGATCGTGCGCAAGATAGAGAATCCGCCGCTGGTGCCCGTGCGGGAGAAGACCGTGTGGGAGGAGAGCGAGCTGGAGCATCTGCTGGACGAGCTGACCAAGGCCGGCGAATATGAGAAGGCCTGCTACGTTGCGCTGGCGATGTACGGCGGCCGCAGGAAGTCCGAGCTTTGCAGGTTCAAGGTTTCAGATTTTACCGACGATCGAGTCGTGTGCAGCGGTGCGCTATACAAGAGCGCACCCATTTTAACGAAGGGCGGCAAGTACCTGGAGTGCTACACGCTGAAGAAGCGGTTCGACCCGTATCTTGCCAGATGGATGGAGCAGCGGCGCGAGCAGGGCATTGAGAGCGAGTGGCTGTTCCCGAAGGCCGGCAAGCCGGAGGAGCATGTCGAAATCTCCACGGTGAACAGCTGGGCGAACACGTTCAGCAGGATCACCGGCCGCGACTGGTACGCGCATTCGCTGCGGCATTTCTTCGTGTCCGCCCTGTCGAGGGCTGGCATTCCGGACAGCGTTGTGGTGCAGATAATCGGGTGGAGTTCGTCGGAAATGTTTAAAATATACGACGACAACCCTAAGGACGACAAGATCGCCATGTACTTTACCGATGGGGACATTGTGCGGCGCGACGACGCCGACCGTGGCCTCGAGCGGCTTTAATGGGTAATGGGGGAGAGGATTAAAAATGTTGAAAAGGGAAGACATCGTCGATCGTCTGGCCGAGAAGGGTTACACCAAGAAGAGCTCTCGGCTGATCCTCGACGACTTTATGCTTGTGCTGTCCGAGGCGCTCGCCGAAGGCGAGGAGGTTCGGCTGCACGGCTTTGGAACGTTCTGCGTTAAGGAGACCGGCGAACGCAGAATCGTAGATAGCGTGACGGGCGAGGAGAGCGTCGGCCCGTCGATCAAATATCCGAGATTCATTCCTGGCGACTCGCTGAGGCGGAGCGTGCGAGAGGGCTTCGTGAGGGAGTGATGGCATGCCGAAGATTAGCAAAGTTGACAAGTTGCCATCTGCTACCCGCCCCGGCAGGCCAAAGGCGGAGCCGCCGAAGCTCGAGGAATATATGTGCAGCCGCTGTGGCAAAAAGTACAAACGGCAGAAGGGCAACTTTGCTGCTTCGCAGAGCGAGCTGTACAGGGGTTGGGGCGGGTACATATCCGTCTGCAACCATTGCACGGACGAGCTGTACAATCATTACAGGACAGTGCTTGGTGATCCCGAGAAGGCGATGCAGCGCATGTGCGAGAAGTTCGATCTGTACTGGTCGCCTACTATTTATAAGGCGGTTGACAAAGCCAACACGTCCAACTCGCGCTTCCGCCAGTATGTCGGCAAGACATACATGATCCACTTTATTGGCAAAACATATGACGATACCCTTGACGAGCAGGGCGTCGTACTGTCGCAGCCGATGATGGAGAATGCGATGGCTGAGGATGAAGTGGAAGATATCGCCGATGACGGAGAAGCGCGTGAATACGTCGTCGATCCCAAGGTTGTGGTGTTTTGGGGGCCGGGCTTCAATGAAGAAGCCTATATGGAACTTGAGATGCGTTTCAACCGGTGGACGAAGGACTTGCCAAAGCCGCTGCCAATCGTGGACGAGGCACTGTACAAGCAAATTTGTATCCAGGAATTGTCCATCAATCGCAACATCGCCGCTGGCAAGGATATTGAGCGTGGCCAGAACGCGCTGAACAGCCTGCTGAGCAGCCTGAATGTTAAGCCTAACCAGAAGAAGGACGGCGAATCTGCCGAGCTTGAGAGCACGCCTCTGGGCGTGTGGGCGAAGCGCTGGGAGGACAACCGGCCTATCCCAGAGGACGACGTGTCGGAGCCGAAGCTAATCAAGTATATCACGACCTGGTTCTTCGGCCATCTGGGCAAGGCGTTCAACTTGCGCAATATTAACTCCAAGCTGTACGACGACGCCATGAATAAGTACCGTGTTACTAAGCCCGAGTACGAGGGCGAGGATGACGACGAGCTGCTGGTGGACATCTTTGGCGATGGCGGCGACAGCACCGGCGAAAGTACGGCGGTGATGGACAATGACCAGGGCTGAACGGATAATGAACGGGGCCGCACATTGTGTGGCCTTTTATCGTAAGAATCCGCACCTGTTCGCGAGGGATTATCTTCATCTGAACCTTAAGCTGTTCCAGAAGATTTTGCTGATCATGATGATGGCCAGCGACACAATGGTGTTCATTGCCTCGCGTGGTATTGGCAAGACGTGGCTGTCCGCTGTGTTCTGCGTGATACGCTGCATCCTGTGGCCAGGCACGAAGATCTGCGTGGCTTCCGGCACGCGGTCGCAGGCATATGCCGTGATCGAGAAGATTGTGCTGGAAATCAAACTGAATTCGCAGGAACTGGCAGCGGAAATCGATGATAAGAACTCCAAGCTTAATAACACGCAGGGCATCCTCGTGTTCAAAAACGGCTCCTATATAAAGGTAGTAACTGCTTCGGAGTCTGCGCGATCCAATCGCGCAAACATCGTGCTGATCGACGAGTTCCGCCTGGTTGACCAGGAGGTCATCAACACGATTTTGAAGAAGTTCCTGACCCAGCGGCGCATGCCTGCGTATGCGGAGCTCACCGAGAGCGAGCGACAGGCGCAGTACGCCAAAGAGAAGAACAAGACGGTCTGGTGCAGCTCGGCTTACTTTGCCGATCACTGGTCTTACCAGAAATGCGTTGAGACGATCAAGGGTATGGTGACGCCGAACAGGCGCGATTTCTGCTGCAGCCTGCCTTATGAGCTGAGTATTGCGGAAGGACTGCTTGACCCTGACGTGGTTGAATCTGATATGTTGGAGCCCAATTTCTCGGATATCCGGCATATGATGGAGTATGAAGGTATCTTCTATAATTCCGCCGATGGGGCTTTCTTTGACTATAACTCTGTTTCCAAGAACCGGCACATCAATTATCCCATGCTGCCGGCCAATCTATCGGCCAAGCTGAAGTCGAACGGTAACATACGCATCCAGCCCAAGATGGCTGGCGAGAAGCGTTTGCTCTCCGCCGATATCGCGCTTATGGCGAGTACGCGCCACAACAATGACGCGACCGCCATTTTCATTACCAGGCTGGTGCCGACAAAGGCTGGGCGATATACCGTGAACGTGACGTACACGGAGACCAATGAGGGTCTGCGCACAGAGGAACAGGCGCTGAACATTCGCAGGCTGTATGAAGAGTATGATTGCGACTACATCGTGATCGACGCGAAGAACGTCGGTCTGGCTGTGCTGGACTGCCTGTCCAATGACATCAATGATCCGGAGACGGGAGAGATCTTTCCGGCGCTGTGCACAGCCAACAACGCCGAGCTGGCGGCGAGATGCGTCAACAAGGACGCGCGAAAGGCCATCTGGGCGATTTTGGGCAGCGCGAAGTTCAACTCCGACGTGGCGCTGCTCTTGCGCGAGGGTTTCAAGTCTGGCCGCATCCGTCTGCTCATCAATGAGTACGACGGTGAGGAGGCGATGGGACAGCTGCCCGGCTTCTCTACGCTGGACGCCGGGGACAGGCTGCGGCTGACGATGCCGTACATAAACACCACGCTGTTGATCAACGAGCTGGTGAATCTGAAACATGAAGAGAGCAATGGTCTGGTACGTATCAGCGAGAAGAGCGGCATGCGAAAGGACCGATACTCCAGCTTAAGTTACAACTATTACGTTGCGCTGCAGCTGGAGAAAGACATGCGCAAGCGTGATATTGCCAATATCGGCAATGACGAGGAGGCGTTTGTATTTAGAGCGCCCAAAGTTATGGAAAGGCGGTGAGGCCGCAAATGAGCGATCTTGTTATTCGCGAAGTAAAGAACGACGGCGTTGACGCACCGCAGGACTTTGATGTGGCGTTCAGGCTGCCGGAGAGATTTGCCGCGATCAACAGGTTGATTACGCGGGATTTGAACGGCAGGAGCGTTCGTCCTCATTTTTACAAGTACAACAAGGACGACATTGCCAAATTCCTGAAAGACCCGTACACCAACGAGAAGAATCTGCGGAACGCGGTGACCTACCTGTACGGCGCGAGCTCGCATTTCAGGCGGTTGATTCAGTACTTTGTGTCCCTGTCTGACTTGTCCTATGTGGTCGAGCCGTACAAGACGGACACGGCAACCGCGAAGCCTGCGACGACGCGGAGGAACTATCGGCGGGTGCTGAATCTGCTGGCATCCATGGATATCAAGAACTCGTTTGAGAAGATCCTGACGGTATGCCTGCGCGAGGACGTGTTCTACGGCACGCTTCGGGAGACGGCTGACAGTACGATTTTGCAGCAGCTGCCATCGGACTATTGCGCGATCTCCGTGATTGAGGACAATGTGCCGAATGTGTCCTTCGACTTCTCCTACTTTGATTCGCGGCAGGAGTACCTGCAGCTGTATCCGGAGGAGTTCCAGCGGAAGTACGACGCGTACAGGAAGGACGCCGTGCATTTGCGCTGGCAAGAACTGGATGCGCCGAACTCGTTCGCCATCAAGTGCAACAAGGACATTCTGAGTTACGCGATGCCGCCGTTTGCCGGTGTGCTGCGCGAGATCTTTGACCTGGAGGACTACAAGGAACTCCGTATGGCTAAAGAGGAAATAGAGAACTATGCACTTTTGGTGATGAATTTGGGCGTTGACGATGATGGCAATTGGGTCATGGACTACAACAAAGCCGTCAAGTTCTACAACAATCTGGACGCGGTGCTGCCTGACGAGATCGGCGCGGTGCTGAGTCCGATGCCCATTGACAAAATCAGCTTTGAGAGGACGCATCCCGGCACGGTGGACACCATCGCGGACGCGGAGCAGAACCTCTTTACAGCGGCAGGTGTATCGAGTCTGCTGTTCAATAACGCGAAGGCTAAAAATGCTTTGGCCGCGTAAGCTGTAAGGCTTACGAAGAAATACCCATCGAATTGCTGGAAAGCCCTGAGAGCCGACCACGCCACAACGCAGCGATGAGAGATGCGCAAACGTGATGGCAGAAAAGTGGACGGATTGGGTGATCAGCAGGCAAGCCCTGATGAGGGGAAGCTTCAACGACTATCGTGGCGACGAGTAGGGGATACCCGAAGTGGTGGGAGTCCACAATGTGGACTAAGATATAGTCTGCTCTCCATGGAAACATGGAGGACGGCGCGAGCCGTCGGGCTGTTGTCAAGACAGCAGCTTAACACACAGGTCAGCTAATGCATTGCTCCTGTCGATCAAAGCCGACCAGGAGCTTACATATTCCATCGTGAAGAGTATCGAAACGATGGTCAACCGGTTCATCCATCGCCACGGCTACGGCAAATATTTCCGGGCGACCTTCCTGGACTGCTCCATCTACAACCGTAAGGAATACGGCGACGCCATGCTGAAGGCGGCCACATATGGCCTGCCGACGATCAGCTACTACGCGGCGTCCCAGGGCATTTCCCAGGACGCGCTGGATGGCATGAACTACCTTGAGGACACGGTGCTCGATCTGAAGTCGAGGCTGATCCCGCTGCAGAGCTCTGCGACGATGAGCTCTGATGGCGATGCTGAGGGCACCGGCGAGGCCGGACGTCCGCAGGGTGAGATCGGCGAGATTACAGATGAAGCCGAGCGAACGAGGGAGAGGGGCGAAGAGTGATGTTCATTTATGTAATGGACTTGGACTCCAAAGAGCTTTTGGAACGGAACGGCTATAAGCTGATCAAGGCGGACGAACGCAATGGCGTTTACTGCTTTGAGAACAAGGCGAACATGGAGTTCGCGCTTGAGGTGCCGTGCGTGATTTCCGACACGATTACATTCTGACAATTGCGGGTGATGAATCTTGAGCGATATGAGATTTTGGTACCCCGCGTCCATTACTCAGATCACCAGCATCAACGACTCGTTTGACTCGTGTCTTCTGAGCATCTGTTACGCGGGGAAGAATCGGAACAAAACCAGCATTTCAAAGGAAGCAATTGAGAAGGCCATCCCGACAATGGCCTACTGCCCGATCGTCGCCAACTACGATGTGGAGAGCGATACGATCGGCGGACACGACGTGGACTTTGTGCAGAACGCCGACGGCGATATGAAGATGGTTAACCTGACCGATGCCGTGGGCGTGATCCCGGACAACCCGCAGTGGTGCTGGATGTCCAAGGTGGACGACGACGGGGTCGAGCGCGAGTATCTGAGCGCGCCCGCGATCCTGTGGAAGCGCACGCCGGTGTACGACAAGTTGAAGCGGGACGGCATTTCTGGCCAGTCCATGGAGATCAACGTCAAGGACGGCGCTGTGAAAGACGGCATCTTCGAGATCAACGCCTTCGAGTTCACGGCGTTCTGCCTGCTTGGCGATGGCATCGAGCCTTGCTTCGAAGGCGCGCAGGTGGCGATGTTCTCTGCGGACACGCTGAAGGCGCGGCTTTCTGAAATGATGGCAGACTTTAAAGAAAACTATACCAAGGTCATGGCCGCTTCGGCGGATGACAATATTACGCCGAGTGGCGAAAACTTTTCGAAAGGAGGGGAAGGCTCCTTGAATATCGAGGAACTCCTGAAGGAGTACGAACTGACTGAGGAAGACATCGACTTTGATTATAGTGAGATGTCTGAGGAGGAATTCGTGCAGCGCCTGGAAGCGCTGAAGGCCAGCAAGGCTGAAACCCAGGAATTCGCCGACGATTCTGATGATGACGAAGGCGACGAGCCCGAAGAGGACGACAATGATGACGCTCCCGGCGGCACCAAGCAGCAGGGTTTCCAGCTGACTGGTGAACAGATGCACGAGGGCATTCTCGATGCGCTTCGCACTGTCTCCTATAAGGATGAGTGGGGCGAGTGGCCGAGGTACTGCTACGTCGATTATGACATGGCGGTCAACGAGGTTTACGCCTACGACAACGAAGACTGGAATCTGTACGGCTTCAAGTATGCAATGGACGGCGACAACGTGGTCATTGACTTTGACAGCAAGACCCGCAAGAAGATCGCGTTCGTTGACTTCGAGGGCGGCAGCGCCCAGTTTGCGTATGAGCACATCATGGACACCATGAACGCCCGGTTCGGCAAGCTGGCGGAGGAGATCAATTCTCTGCGCGCTTACAAGAATGGCGTTGAGGATGCCAAACGCAAGGCGGCTGAGGACGAGGTGTTCGCCAAGTTCGAAGATCTGACCGATAACGAGGCGTTCAAGACCCTGCGCGAAAACTGCGGCGAAATGAGCCTGCAGGACATCGAGGACAAGTGCTACGCGATTCGCGGCCGCAATGTCCAGGTGCAATTCTCTAAGTCTGGTGACAATCCTGTCCGTCTGCCGGTTGATCGCGACGAGCGGGTTGCCGATGACGAGCCGTATGGCGGCGTGTTCGCCCGGTACGGTTTTGCAAAACGAAGCTAAATAATATGGAGGGAAAAGAAAATGGCTGAGAAGTATTCTGTCGTTCGCACCGACAATATGATGGGTACCGACGTCGGCACCTACCTGGACTCCGTGCGTTTCTACGATGCTACCAATAAGATGGCCGCTATCGAAAACGGCAACGTCGTGCTGGTCGGCGATCTGCTGACCGGTGAGCGCGAAGTTCACAAGGCGACCCCCGTGGCCGCGAATTCTGACCTGAAGAAGGTCGCTCTGGTTGCCAATCCCGAAGTGATGTACGACGAGCGCAAGCGCGGTCTGGATCAGTACATCAACGAGGCCGGCAAGGCTGTGCGCGTGTACTACCTGCACTCCGGTGACGAGTTCGGCATTACCGCCGAGGGTCTGGACATTGCCACTGGCCACACTGTGACTCCTGGCACTTCCATCGTCGAGCTGAAGGCCGGCACCAAGCTGCACATTGGCGCTTCTGCCACTGCCAGCACCACCCAGGTGGGCAAGGTCATCGCCGTTGAGAAGGCTGGCCGTTACACCTACTACGTCATCCGCGTGGCGTAATTAGGACATCAATACATAAGGAGGAGACATAGCAATGGCTGATATGAATGATATCGTCCAGGTTGCCGTTGACGCTTATCGCGGCAATGTGGTTAAGTATTCCGTCAATGATTCCATGGACCTGCTGCGCAAGGCGCTGATCGACGCCAACAACGGCTCTACCAAGCTGGACTACAAGGCTATCCGTGACGGCAAGTGCCCGGGTCTGTTCACTCTGGTCGAAGAGATTCTGTCCCGCACCGTTGTGGAAGGGCTTCAGAGCGACGATTATTTCCAGTCCTTCGTCGATTTCCGCAACGTGGCTCTGGGCGACCAGAACATCTTCACCGTTGAGGACGACAATCTGTTCACCGTGGCCGAGGCCGCTGAGGGTACCCAGGGTATCCGTCGTCAGCGCCTGAGCGGCTATCAGCAGATCGCGATTCCGACTTCCTTCAAGGTTGTCAAGATCTATGAGGAGCTGAACCGCGTGCTGTCTGGCCAGGTGGATTTCAACTACTTCATCAACAAGGTGGGCGAGTCCTTCCGTCGCAAGATCCTGGACGACACCTACACTCTGTGGGCGAATGCCACTGCCGATGATTTCGGCGGCACTGAGTACTTCCCGGCTGCTGGCCCCTATGACGAGGAGGCTATGCTGGAGCTGATCGCTCACGTCGAGGCTGCTGCTGGTGGCAAGACTGCCACCGTCATCGGCACCAAGGTGGCTCTGCGCAACCTGGCTCCCGCGATCCAGGGCAACGACAGCAAGAGCGACCTGTACAATTTGGGGTTCTACGGCCGCTATTATGGCGCGAATGTCGTGGCTCTGCCGCAGCGTCACAAGGTCGGCTCCACCGACTTCGTGTTCGATGACAACATCATCACCGTTGTCGCTGGCGACGACAGGCCCGTGAAGTGCGTGTACGAGGGCGATCCCATCATCATCATGGGCGACCCCGTGAACAAGGCTGACCTGACCCACGAGTACCTCTATGGTTCTAAGTGGGGAATGGGTATCGTGCTGGCTGGCGGCAACGCCGGTATCGGCCGTTACACCCTGACCACCTGATAAATATCAAAATCACTAAATAGTTCGGGCGCGAGGTCGAGCATCATCGCTCTTCCCCGCGCCGCCATGAAAGAAAGGATGGTTATATGGCAAGGACAAGTACATCCGTAAAAAAGACAAACGTTGCAAAGACCGCTGACACGGCTCCCATCGAAGAGGCGGCGGTTCAGCCTGTGGAGAAAGAGGCTGCAAAGCCCGCCGCGAAGACAATCGCGTACAAGGTGGTTGAGGAGATCGATCCCAACATGTATGTGCCTGTGCGCAACGGCTTTAATGGAAAGCTGATTTACAAGAGCAGGAAGACTGGGGAGCGCTATGTATGGAACGAGTTCGGCGACGAGCAGGACATGGAGCTGCGTGAACTGCGAGCCGCTAAGACATCGTATAAGTCGTTCTTTGAAAACAACTGGTTTCTGATCGACGACCCGGCGGTCATTGAATATCTCGGAGTCGAGCGCTATTACAAGGATGCCCTGACATATGACGAGTTTGACACGCTGTTCGACGAGAGCCCTGCGACGATTCAGAAGAGGGTGGAGGGCCTGTCCAGCGGCCAGAAGGCGTCGCTGAAGTACAGAGCCAGGCAGCTGATCAGGGATGGCGGCATTGACTCCATCAGCAAGATTAATGCCCTCGAGAAGGCGCTGGGCGTTTCGCTGATCGAGAGATGAGGTGAGAGCCCTTGACGGTTTCTTATGACAGATTTACCGAGGCGTTTCTTGCCAAGATCACGGAGTACGACTTCGTGAAGCTCTCCGAGAGCGATCGGCAGGCAATCGTCGACGGCTACATGAAGCGCGCCGCTTCAAAATTCAACGAGGTGTGCAAGTATGACATCAGCACTGGAGACGATGATGCCCGCGAGTACACCCTGGACGGCGCAACGGAGGCGGAGGTCGATGAGATCATTGACATCATGACGGACGGCATGCTGGTGCAGTGGCTGAATCAGTTCCTGTACAAGCAGGAGAACTTAGAAAACCTCCTGAACACGAGCGATTTTTCGCATTATTCTCCTGCCGAGCTTACGTACCGCATTACCAACGCCTTCAAAATGTGCAAGAAAGATTTCATTTCCGGAATGCGCGAATATTCCTATCGCCACGGAGATCTGACGGTGCTGCACCTATGAAGACGAGATACGATAATGAAGTGAGCGACGCCATGTTTATTGGCCAGCTCAGGCGCTTGGTGAACCAGTTCTACAAGATTCTTCCTATAAGAGAATCTGGCGAACCGACGCTGACGCAATATATGTTAAGTCTCCAGAGGGAAATGCTCGGCATGCAGTCGCTGATCACGGCGCTGAATGACGACGCACAGTATCTGACGCTGCTGTCGACCCTGCAATACATGATCGACAACGAATGCGAGCTGCCCATCATCAGAAGCGAGGTCTTCAAGTCGATCAACATACTGAAGAAGCTCCAGGACGCCTACACGCGCAAGTGCAAAAAGGAGGCGTCCAAATGAGCGGATGGGATGTATATGACCGCCGCAGAGACGCGCTCGGACGGACAAAGCGGGAAATGTGGGTAGAGCACACGCGCACCAATTATCTGCGCAAGATGCTCGAATCCCCATCCTGCCGCGACGTGCGCATCAACGGCGAAGACCAGACCGTGTGCATTGTGCATACGGCTGAAATGCAGCAGAAGAAGATCTTCTCGCTTCCTGGCGAGCATCTTGAACACGGCGGCATTGTTGACTTCGAGGACAACAAGTGGCTGATTACTGAGCTGGACGCGGATAATTTGATCTATGACAGAGGCATCATGCAGCAGTGCAATCACATCCTGCGCTGGATCAGCAAGGATGGCACGCTGAAAGAGAAGTGGTGCTATGTGGCCGACGGAACAAAATACCTCATCGGAGAGCGCACGCGCGAAGTGCTGACTATTGGCGACGCGCGAATCGCCGTGACTGTCGGCAAAGACGAAGACACCGTGGAACTCTGGCGCGGCCTGCGTTTCCTGATCGACGATTCCGATTCGGAAGATGTGCTGGCCTACCAGATCACGAAGCCCAACAAAATGTTCAACGTGTTCAACGGCAAGGGCGTGTTTAGATTCATACTGAACGAAGTGCAGCTGACGGACAACGACAACAAAGAGCTGAGGATTGCCGATTATTACAGTTGGCATCCGCATATGGAGCTGGATAGCGAGCACAAGGACAGCGACGTTACCGTCGCTGAAATCGTGAGCGCCGCCACGGCCGCCGCTGCCGTGCCTCCGGACGATGACAAGGAGGTGTGGCTGTAGTGGATATTGAGGAGCTTTTTGATTACAAGAATAAGCTGATGAAGGACCTGTGCTGCAATCCAGAGGTCGTGAAGCTGGTGACCGGCAATGAAGAGGCCGACGTTCCCAACCACAAGCTGCCGTATACGCAGCTGTTCCCGTATGAGTTCATACCGGAAACGGTGAGCGAGGCCACGACCTTCATCTGCTTTGACGTCGATATTGTCTCCGCAGTAAGCAAGACGTATTACAAGCCGGTGCTGTATGTGTGGGTATTCACCCACAAGAGCAAGCTGCATATGCCGAACGGCGGCGTGCTGCTGGACAAGCTGTGCATCGAAATCAACAAGATGCTGAACGGTAGCCGGTTCTATGGACTTGGCGAGCTGATGTTAAATTCGTCGACGCGATTCGTGCCGACGACCGACTATCTCGGTCGGGTGCTGGTGTACCCGACGGTTGACTTCAACAGGATGACCGCCGGCGGACGAACACCGAGTAATAGAAAGCGCGGGGTCTGATGGGCAGCATATTATATGCGGATCACATCAAGGTGAACGACGCTATATCCATTGTGGTGCCGTCTGTCGGAGAGGTGTTCGACGCCGAGGATGATTACTTTTCCGCCGTCTCGTCCATTGTCGCCACGCCATATGACATGATGGTGCAATTGGACGACAAGGGGATCGACTTTACGACCATCGACGCATTTGATCTGTTCTGTATGCTCTTCCATGAGCTGCAGCAGACCGATACATCACTGATATTTGGAGACCTGGACTTATCAAAATTTGAGCCCGCAGTAAACAAGAACACAAAGGAAATGGTGTTCCTGGACAGGGAAGATGACATCGTGATCGATCGCGTGATTCACAGCACGATCGCGGACACACTGCGGCGAATACTGTATATCAAGAAGAACACAAAGAAGCCAGGCAATGAAGAGGCCAGAAAGTACATGATCCGTATTGCGCGAATGAACCAGCGCAAAGAGGCACGAAAGCAGAAGAGCAAACAGACCACCCAGCTTGAGGACATCGTCGTCAGCCTTGTGAACACCGGCGAGTTTCCATACACGTATGAGAGCGTGCGTGGCATCAGCATTTATCAGCTCTATTCGAGCATGCACCAAGTTGTACACAAAATTAAATATGACAACACGATGCACGGCTATTATGCCGGCACCGTGAAGCTTGAGGATTTGAGCATGGAAGACAGATCTTGGCTCAAATCGCAATGATAGCAAACGCAGGCATTGGCCTGATTTGTTGACGTGCATATGCGCGCCCATTTGATTCTAACATAGGAGGAATGTAACGATGCTTAATATCAATGACATCACCATTACCAGTCTGGATATCATCACCGCTTACGAGCTGACCGGCCTGCCCGCGTTTATCCTCGATGAGCTGCAGGACACCCAGATTTCCAACACCCAGGAAAAGGAAGACATCGTTGGTAAGCAGGGCCGCAAGCTGAACTCCCTGAAGCGGAACAAGGCTTGCACCGTGTCCGGCACCAACGGCATGCTGTCCGCCGGTATGCTGGAAGCTCAGACCGGCTCCAACTTCGTTCATGACGGCGCTGCCATCGTGGACTGGTCCGAGTCTCTGATGATCGCTTCCAACGAGGCCGCGACTTCCTACGTGGCTACCGGCACCGCCGGCGCTGAGATCACCGCCCTGTACATCAAGGATGCTACCGGTGCTGCTCAGGAGAAGCTGGAGCAGGCTGCTCAGGCTGCCGCCGGCAAGTTCGCCTACAACCCCAGCACCAAGAAGCTGACCTTCCTGGCGAGCGCGTATCCGGACAACACCGAGATCATCGTGTTCTATCGCCGGAAGCTGGCCGCTGATGTGCTGAGCAACAAGAGCGACAACTACTCCAAGAAGCTGCGCCTGGTCATCGACGCTACCGCCGAGGACAAGTGCTCCAACGTGTACCACCTGCAGATCGAGATCCCCAAGGCTGACTTCAGCGGCGACTTCGACGTGCAGATGGGCGACTCCCAGGCTGTGCATGCCTTCGAGGCCGAGTCTCTGGTCAACACCGCGAACTGCGGCAGCAACAAGATCGGCGGCAATCTGTGGAACTGGACTATCTTCGGTGCGAACGCCGCTGACGTGCAGGGTTAATTGACTGGGGTGTAACATATGCCCAAAGCTATGTTGATTTGCAAGGTGTGTGGCAAGCAGTATGAAGCTTGCCAGACACCTAACCCCGGTGTTTTCCGTTGGAGAGACGTCGGCTGCAGCATCGAGTGCGCGGAAAAGTACATCCACGACGTGATGCTTGCGCGTGGCGAGATCAAAGACGAGCCCGAGACGCTGGACAAGACCGGCACCAAAGCAGTTGACGCGGGCGCTGAAAAGCAGGCCGCGCCGACGCGCAAGAAATCCAAGACGCCTGAGAAGGCATGAATCGTGGAGGGAGGTACTTCAATGTGCTCCCTCCATTTTTTTTGATGAACGGAAGTGAATGAATGGAGACGATTCACCTTGTGATCGACAAAGAGATCATGAAGCAATACTACGACGTGTACTTCGAGATACACCCACGGGCGCAAAAGGTGCCGCTGCCTTACCCATACCACGAGTCCATCAACAAGTGGATGATCATGAAGCGGCCGATGATGAATGCGCTCAAGCAAAAGTGGAAGGACTTTATTGTGTGGTTCATTAAGAGCCAAGGTTATGATAACCTACGCATTACCAAATGCGATGTGGAGTTCAACACATACTATTCATCTGCGCGGCGGCACGATACGGATAACAGCTGCCCGAAGTTTATCATTGACGGGCTGTGTGAGAGCGGCCTGATCATCGACGACGACAGTAACCATATTACATCGTTGCTGCTGAAATGCTTTGTCGACCCGGAGCGGCCGAGGACAGAAATATTCATAAGGAACATCGAGATTGAAGGGGAGGATAAATAATGAGCAAGAGCAAGAAGATTACTTTCGGTATGATCGCGGCGGATATGCCCAAGACTGGCGAGCGGGAGACCATTAAGTTCAACGGCGTGAACAGGGAATTTGAGATTGAGGTGCGCAAGACTCTCGATTTTAAAGACGCGATGGGCTTTGTGCGCAGCATTGCTGCCACCTGTGCGGACGTGAACAACGGTGAGTATACGCCTGAGTTGTTTGATTTCACGGTGCGCGTCAATACTCTTATCTACTATGCGGGTATGGAGGGTACCGGTGATGCTGTGCGGGCGTATGATGTGGCGTACAGATCCGGTATCTATGGAGCGGTTGTGGACGCAATTGACGATGAACAGTATGGAGTTCTGCTGCAGGCAGCGAAGGCTCTGATTGGCTATTCCAGAGAGTCTATTATTGCATTCCAGGTCGCCAAGGTCAATGAACTGATTGAAAAGATGGACGAGGTAATGCGTGAGGGCGACACAGTAGTTAACGCTCTCAGCAGCGATGAGCTGAACGGCAAGCTGGAGGATATGATGCGTATCGTCAATGTTGGCCGTACCGCGCCTGAACAGGAGACTGCGGAAGTTGACAGCGATAATATTGTCAAGCTGACAAGGGAATGATGTGAGATGGCGAGGACAACTTTCAATAGCCTCGAAGAGTATTGCGCGGCTGTGACTGAGGCGCTGCCAAAGGTAATGGAAGAATATGTCGCGCCTTATGTGGAGAATATCCTGAGATACCATATCATGGATGATGTGTACGGCACATACACGCCAAAGCCTGGTGCGTGGGTTGGCGGTACAACATACCAGAGGAGATATTCGCTGATGACAAATATTACGTCGAGGATCGAGGGCGAGACTCTGATAACTACAAGCACTGCATCGCCGGGGCCGAGTATTCTCGGCCAACCAACCTGGGGAAGTGAAGATGGCGCCTTCTTTGATTTGCTTGCTTCGGAAAACCAGGGAATATGGCGTAGCGGGTTCCCGAGGCCTGCCGTTGAATTTGCGCAGGCCGAGCTGGATGAAAGCGGTAGGATTCTCGATCATAATGTAGAGCTGGGGCTGGAGGACATGCTTGGCTAAAAGATGCCTGCCACCAGCTTGGATTGAACGATAAGACAAAAGGCGGTGGTATGATTGGCAAATATAATGATTGATTTCGGTATCAATCAAAAAAGTATATCCAACATGCTCACCGAGCTGCAAAAAACAGTCGGTGAGGGATTGCAGGATCTTAAAGTATCCATAAAGGATGTTGATTTCAGCGGCGCTGCCAAGAATTTTGCGGATAGCCTGAACAAGGCTATGCAGGGTGTTGATTTCGGTAAATCCATCAACATCCAAGAGGCCACATCTGGTACGCATGAAGCAGTTAAACAGATCGTTTCCGAGCTTGGACAGGTAAGAGAGGTGCTGAACGGCATTAATAGCGCCATGTCTGGGTCGAAGATGGAAGAGATGATGACCCGTGGCGTCGGCGCAATAGGCCGCATGGTCGACAAGCTGCAGGAAGCCAGAGACATGGTTGACAGTATTAACAATAAAGAGTTTAATATTACGAATACTGTCAACAACTTCAATAAGGGCGGAGTTGACAAGAGCTGGTTTGCGCTGCAAACGCAACACGCGATGGCGCTCAGGGCCGCTGTAGAAGAATTGAAGGGCTCGTTTGCGAGCATGAATCGCGTTGTAGAAGAGAACATGTCAGACGACGCCTTCTCACAGGCCAATATCCTACAGGGGTTCAAGACACCTACCCGGCTTGATACTCAGACCGGCGTGATCAAGGGCGTTGCTGAGATGACTGATTATATCAGCAGAGCTACTGCATTTATCGACCAGTATAACGCGAAGATCGTCGAGATGGGCACAACCAAGGTGCCGCAAATCCAATTGCCGGATATGAGCCGCGTGCAGGATACTATGCGCGCTATCGACGAATACACAGGAGTTGTGAAGGAGGCGCAGAGCGCCGGCGCTGGTGTCGGCGGCGCTACACAGACACAGCTTGCGAATGAAGCGCGTGAGCTTAAGAAAGCGGTCGATGAAATAGGGCTTTCGTTTGACAGCATCCGCGATAAGATCGGATCTGCTTTTAACCTTTCCGAGCCGATTGATACGGTGAACAAGCTCAAGAGCGAAGTGGATATGCTCGGTGAGAGCATAGCGTCAATGACCACTAAGCTTGAGCGCATGAGCAATGCGAGGATCAGCAGGGATGAGAAGGCACTAATTCAGGCTCAGAGCAGCCTGCTTTCCAGCGAGATGTCTACCACCAGGCGCGCGTATGAGTCTGCACTGTCGAGCGGCAGGAGCGGCGCCGAGCTCAATGCGATCAAGGATGCGTACGAGGACCTGCTGACTGAGATCACGGCAGTTAAGAATGCCAGCGTGGCTGCGAGTGAGGAAGAAATCGCCTTGCTGCAGGAGAGGGC